ATCTTTGTCTTTTCTTGGATCAAGAACTATTGTAACGCCTTCATCCAAATCCTTTAATGCCTGTTTATAGACAATATTGTCTATTTGTTTCAGAATATGGGCAGGTGCTGTACTGTCATTTTCAAGTTGTATTAATTTTTCATTCCATTCTGCTTCAAGGTCGAATGGGGATGCTCCATCTGATTGTCGTTGTTTCCAAGTCTTTTTAAAATTGGTGTATTCATTAAACACATTTTGCTTATGTTTTTGTCCATGTTCAAGAATAGAAATCATCAACAACATACCAGCTTTGGTTTTTGTCAAACTTGGAGAAATCATGTCAAAGTATTTCATTTCCCTTTCGGAAACAGCACCTTTGGTCAGTTGAATCTGTCCCATAACAAACGCACCACCCTGTGCAAAAACAGCTTCCATTAATGCTTGATTTTCTATGTCAATGGGAAAACCCATTCCACTTAAAAATTGTGCAAATGCAAGTTTGGTAGGACTTAATGTACCAAATTTTTCTTCAGAAAGAGGCATTAAGGTTGTTTTTAATGTTTGCAGTTGAGCTAATGTCTTTCTTGCGTGGTCGTAATTTTGTCTGTATTCATTTGATAAACCTGTAAGAATATTTGATGATCCTGTTTCTAAAGCTCCCCATGCTGTTTGAACACCCAAATCTAGATTCATTCCACCTGCTTTAAGCAATTTCATTGCCTGTTCTGCATATTCTGGTGATCCTGGAACGAGATGAGGAAACATTGCTGACATCCTTTTCTCTATGTTAGTTCGTGAATCTTTGGATAATATTTCTTTTAATTTAAGCCAATTTAGAGCTTCGTCTTGTTTTTGTTGATAAGCAAACTTGTCTTTAGCCAACTGTGATGCTGCTTTTGCTGCTGCTGAAGCATCTGCTGCTGTTTGTGCTTCAGTACCTCTTTTCATTCCCATTGAAAGTGCTTGACCGAAAGTGACTGGCACATCCGAATAGCCACTTGCCTCTAAAAGACCTTGTGCCATTCCTCTTCCTTTTGGCGAGACAATGTAGTTAAGTAGGTTGTCTCTCCAGTTGGGAGGTGTAACTCCTGCTCCAGTTCGTGTTTGTCCTGCTTGTCCTCTAACATTAGCCATTTCCATCATTTGCTGATTGGAAGGTGCTAGGGAAGTTTGAATTGCCGAGCCAGGAACAGGTAATTTATTTCTTATCCAAGATTGGTTTATAATGGCTTGTTTTTCTTCAGGAGTTTGTGGTAATGCACTAAATGTTCTGTTTTTAGGAGATTTATTTTCCCCCATCAAATCAAAATCACTTGCCATTGTTCCTCCAAAAAATCTTTCATTTGAAGGGGATCTTCCATAATAACCTTTGCCTAATATATTCTCAACTGAATGTGTCATAGGAAATGGAAATGTATTATAATCAGTTGCCATTAAGCAAATCCTCCAAGTAAGCCACCACCGATTGCTCCCCATCCTGCACCCATGCCAGGAATTAATCCTGCGAGTTCAGCACCAGTCATAGCACCACCTAATATTCCTTGACCTGTGCCTCTGAATATAGGTTTGGTTGTAGCTGTAGTTTGAGGAACTGGCGCACCAATGGATGCCAAGTATTCTCTTAATTTGTAATATGGTTTTTGCTGTTCAAAATCAAAACGAGCCATAGCATCCTGTATCTGTGCCATTTCCATCGCTTCTCTAGTTTGACCAACTCCACCCAATGCTTGAATGTCTTGATAGTCGGCTGCTGCCAATGAAGGTGCAAGTTGTGCTGCTTGTAGCATCTTATCTCGTTCTGCCTGATAGGAAGGTGCATAGACTTTGGTTGCCAAGTTTCCTGATTCCCTAGCCAAGACTTCCTGGTTGGCTGCTGATCCGAATCTCCCTGCTTTCGTAAATTGCGATTGAACGCCTGAAGTAACATCACCTGCCATTTGATTGTATAAATCCTGCAAATACGGATTGGATGTTGGAGTTAAATAGTCTCCTTGAAGAATCTTGTTGATTTCAGTCTGTGAAGATCCAAGAAGAGGGTTATTTAATGCTCTCGCACTTGCCAAATTTAACGCTGCCGTTGTTTCAGGTGCGAAACCTGCATAAGTTTGACTAGGAAAATAGTTAGGTGTTGGCGATCTAAATAAATCTTGTGCCTGACCAACTGCTTCCGTCAAGTAAGGTTTGACAAATTCAGACGGCTCTGAAGCTACTGTTGTCGTGATGTTTTGGGGATTCGATCCTTTGCTCATAATTCTTTACTCATTAAAAATATTTTTTGTTTGTATCCTTTTAATTTGCGTAGCCATCCCTTGCGACCTGCAACTTCTATTGCATTGCATTGGTTGTCTCTTGCAAATTGTTCAATTTCTTTTTGTATTGGCTCAAGCCAATTATCCATGTTGTTCCCTCCTGCTAGGAAGTAACGACAAATCTTCTTTTGAGGGTACTCTGCAATCTCCGTTATAACAGCACTCTCAACTTGGTCGTGTTCCCAACTGATAAACAACTGGAAACGATCTCGAATTAAACCATCAATGATGTCCTGTGGCGTATAGCAGTCATCCAAAGCAGGTTTAATTTTTTGCTCTACTTCATTCCAAATGATATATAAATCTTCTGGTGATACTTTTCTAATCATCCAAAAACAACATAACCGAATGTCTGGTCAGTATTGGCTGAACTGGCATGGGTTAGCGTTGCTGATCCTTCAACTCTGGCTGAAACATATAAGTTTGCAAAAGCCGTTGAAGCATTAGCTGTCGTTGGCATGAATAATATAATAGATCCACTTCCTATTCTTTCATCGGTAAGCGTGGTTGTCGTGGCACTAGCCGTTAAGGTTAGCGATCCTGTGCTATTGATCTTGCCACCTATTGTATTATTCAGGGCAATCGAGATCATGCGCAAATGGGCAGCTTGATCTGGTACGGATAAGGGTACAGTCTTATAGGAACTGGTTGCCATTATCCTCTAGCTCGATTCATCTTCTTGAATGTCTTGGCTAAATTCACTCGTTTAGCTAATAAAGTATTACCTGTCTTTTTGGCTTTCTTTGCCATGATGGATAAGTCTTTATTAGATAACTTTTGCTTACTGTTCTTAATCAGCTTCATGCGTCTGGCTATTGATCGTAACGCACCAGGTTTCTTGACTGCTCCCTGTATCCAATCTTTTTTCTTGTTGCCGTTTGTAGCCATTTTTACTTCCAATCCTTGTCATCATCTTCTTCTTCGCCTTCATCAATGATGTCGGTGATCTTTTCAACGATGTCATTTTCCTTTTCGTGTAGTGCTTCTAGCTTATCAAGCTCTTTTCTTATTTTTTCTAAAGGTGTTAATTTCTTCTTTGATCTTTTTTTAGATTTTTTTGTTGCCATTATCTTCTCCCTTCTGGTCTAGCTTCAATTTGAACACCAGATAAAGTTGTAAACTTGCCTGATGCAATAATTCTTATGCGATGATACCTGCTTGTTGATCGAAGTGGGCAATCGCCATTGTTTGATCTTTCGCTTACAGCCGTTCCTACTGTTACGGCATCGGCTTGGGAAGAACGAGTAATAGGCGTTGCTGTTACAGTTCCAGTAAATCCATTGACATCGACAATAGGCGTACAGTTGATGAGTGTGCTTCTTTTGCCTTCGACTCCTTCAAATTCCTTTGTGTCAATTGTTGCATCAACATTAGTGCCACTAAACTTGCCGAACTTGTGCGAAGAATTAAATCCTGCCAGTCCGATCTGACCATCCAACCAGCGATACGAGTCCAAGCTGTAAGGAAGCGTATCAATTGATGATGAAATTGCATCGAGAGCTTCAAGCGTGAATGCCTCTTGCGCTGAAGTAGCCAAGTATTCTAAATCAACACTTGCCGTACTCCATCTATTAACGGCATAGTTAAAGACAAGTAGTTTGTTATTAAGTGAAATGCCACCTGTCGCACCTGCTCCACGATATGACCAAACAACCAAGCTGTTATTCGGATCAATTGCAGATGTAATGCCATCAATATTTGTTAAAAGATCATTGTAAAAAAAATCATCTATCTTGCCGTTTCCAATTGGCTCTAGTTGCTGACCACCAGTCAGTTTATAAAAACCATCGTCAGCCAAGAAGAAAATCATGTTACCAAAGGAAGCAACAGAACGAGGAGCAAATGCTC